ACCAACAAGAGCTTGTGCTTGTTCTTCTAAGTTAGTAGGATTACCTTTAAACCTCTGTGATTCAATCTTTTCTTTTGCTCCCTCAGGAGTTCTAACACCCCACATTTTATTGAATGTATACATATTGAAAGGTAGTGGGTATATTTCACCTTTATAGTTTGCGATTGGGTTTAATTGAAACTGATTAAAGTCTACAAACTGATTTATCCAATGCCACACCTTTTCACTATTTGTATGAAATATATGAGGTCCGTATTTGTGTACATGAATTTTGTCTATCTCTTCTGTATAACAGTTACCACCAATATGGTCTCTTTTTTCAATAACACAAACTTTTTTACCTGCCTCTTTCAGTTCATATGCACAAACTGCTCCATAAAATCCTGAACCGACAATTAGATAATCGTATTTATACATTTCTTTTTGCAACTTCAAATAATTCTTTACATCTCGTTCCTGTATCAGGATATGATTGGTTATCTATAAAAAATGTACAATTAGGAAAAGGATTTTTGTTTTTCATAATTTTAGTACAAACTTCCAACATTTGATGCCATAATCCATTGTCTCTATAATAGTTTGCCAAATCAATTAAATGTTCGTTTCTTCCTTGACAGTATTTTTCCGCCTCTTCCCACTTTTGTAATCCATCATATGGTTCACCTAAAAATGCATACAATCTACCTAATAATAGACACCCATAATATGCCATTTCATCCAAACGAGGATTTTCACCGTGAACTTTTTTTAGATACATTTCAAAATAAAATATTGCTCTTCTTGCATATTCATATGAATGTAGTTCACCAAATGGTAGTTCTTCTGTTTTCCAATAACCATCGTAATATGATTTTCCAATATACCATAGATGATAATCATCTTCTAATACTTTTTTGGTTGGTACTGTATCTAACTCAAGTGTTAGTGCGTCTGTAATAAACTTATTGTCTACAGTCCAAGTTTGTCCGTCATTTGTTACGATGTGTCTAAATGATTTAGGTAAAGGTATTCTAACAAAGTCTTCATCTACATCAGGTAAATGTATTGTTTCGTGTCTTTTTGAGTGTTTGAAATACCACGGTCTGTTTGCGTTCCATAACCAAGTTCTGTAGTAGTAACTATCACCTGAATCTACGGGGATGTTAAAAGAGTCGATTGAAGTGTCGTTGAATATCGACCAATCAAAATCGTCATCTACTTTTAATTGTTCATCCGCGTCCATTCTAAGAATCCAATCACATCCATGATTAGAACTTAGACACTTTTGTAAAGTGTGGTCTCTATTGTAGCCAGGAAACTTCCATTCTGTTTCATAAAGAAATCCATCAATACCCTTTTCTTCAAAAAAATCACGAATTATTTTTTGAGTTCCATCAACTGACCCATTATCTTGAATCACCCAATAGTCAATGTACTGATAACACGACTCTAACATTCTAAGAATAGTGTTAGATTCGTTTGCTACCATAGCATTCAAACAAATCTTTGTTTGTTTCATAACCTTTTACTTTTTATACTGATAAATACTCATTCATTGGTTTTACACCAATAATTCTTTTTACCTCAATTTGATTTTCTAACAAAACTACAGTTGGGACACTTCTTATACCATATCTTTGTGCCAAATCGGATTGTTCATCCACATTAATTTTTTTTACGGGAATTGTATTACCGACTTGTTCCATAACAGGACTCAACATTTTACATGGTTGACACCATGCAGCTGAAAAATACAAATATTCTTTCATTTTCTTACTCTCATTTAACCATCACAGGATACACAATCAGGGTCCAATGCTCGTGCTGCGATATCACCACGAAGGACGGACTCTGTTCTCATATAATATAAAGTTTTAATCCCTTGTTTCCACGCTTCTAAAGTAACCTGATTAATCCATTTTGGACTTGCTTCAGATGGGAACGCCAGATTCAACGAAACTGATTGGTCAATGTATTGTTGTCTAACACCTGCCTGTCTAATTAATTCTAACTGATTAATTTCTTTGAAAGTTTTAAATACATCTTTAACCCAAAAAACTTGGTCTTTATCAAATGATTCTTGTGGGATATCTTTTCTTTTTAGTAGTTTTCCATCTACATATCCCCAATCATCTAATTCTTTAATATCTTGAACTGAACCACCATCTTCTAAGATTTTATCCCAAGTTGATTTTTTGTTGATACCAACTTTTCTAAGAACTTTTTCTAATTCAAGATTTTTACGGATAAACGTACCTTTTGCAGTTTGTTCAGTAAATACATTTGATGGCCATGGTTCAATACCTGCTGACACATTACCACTTAACTTAGAATTAGATACAGTTGGTGCGATTGCTCTCAAGTGAGTATTTCTAAATCCACTATCTTTACACCACAGTGGTTCACCTAATTCAGTTGCCATATCTCTACTTGCTCTTTCTGATTCAATCTTGATTTGAGAAAAGATTTTACGAGTTTCAAATTGAGAAGGTAATCCTTCAAATGAAATACCTTTTCTTTGTAAGTAAGTATGCCATCCAAGAACACCTAATCCTAATGCTCTACCTTTTTCTGCTGAACGAACTGAATTCTCAAATCCTCTCATATTCTTTGCTTTTTGAATGAACTCTGAAAGAACTCCGTCTAAGAACCAAGTTGCTGTATAAATTAAATCAGTATCTTTCCACTCATCATACTTTGCTAAGTTAAGTGAGGATAGACAACAAACAAATGAGTGATTTTCATCTGTATGTAATACGATTTCAGAACAGATATTAGTCATGAAAACTTTTAATCCATTATCTTTATACATTGGTGGATTTGCGTTGTTTACGTTACCTTTAAACATGATATACGGTTCACCTGTTGCTTTTCTCTTCTGAAGTAACTTACCCCATCTTCTTCTTGCTTCAGATTCACCATCTTCTAATTTTCTCATAAACTTATTACCAACAACAACACATTGATGTAAGTTCATACATTGTCTGTTTACATCACCTTTTGGTTCTCTGATTTCAATCCACTCATCAAAATCATCGTGTTCAATGTTCAAGTTTACAGATGCTGCTCCTCTTCTAACTGCACCTTGATTTGTTGCAAGGATTGTAGAATCATAAATCTTACAAAATGGTACAACACCATCTGATGTTCCGTTTTGTGTAATATTAGAACCTGCTGGTCTAATCATGTTTACTCCGATACCTACTCCACCACCGTGTTTAGCAAGTAACATCATTTCTAAGTTTTTGTGACCGATTTCTTGGATTGAATCTCCTACATCGATACCAAAACAACTGATTGGTAAACCTCTATCTGTTCCCGTATTAGATAATACAGGTGACGCGAGATTTAACCAACCTTTCCATATATAATCAAAAAACTTTGAAGCAAGTTGTGGTTTATTAAGTCTTCTTGCGACTGCTGTAGATACTCTCCAATATGCGTCTTTTGGTTTTTCGTCAGGAAGTAAGTAACCTTTTGATATCGTCTTTACATAGATTTCCGTGTTTGCCCAAACAGGAAAATCAACACCAACTTCCCAACCTAAATTTTCTGCGTGATTTTTCATAACTAATTATTTCTTAAAATATGTCGTCCCAATCTTCACCTTCATTTGCTTTACTGTAGTCAGTAGGTCTGATAGCGAAGAAGTCCGTGTGTGTTTGTCCACCTGTTAAGTGGTAGAACCAATCTAATTCTGATGCTGATTCGTCATTATAGTCTGTAATGACCTCATCATATCCTAATTCTTTATATTTTTCATTTATTCTTCTTTTGATAAAGTTTTTAAGGTCTTCTTTTTTTAGATTTTCTAAATCACCTTTTTCAAACATTTTATCAATGAATTTTAGTTCCAACTCTAACATAGTTTCAGCTGCCTCTTTAATTACAGGTTTTGCGTCTTCTATTAGTTCGGGATATTCTTGACACATATGTCTGAATAGTTGGATTCCCATTTTAGAGTGTAGTGATTCGTCTCTTACACTCCACTTCATTTGTTGTCCAATTCCTTTTAACTTGTTTCTCATTTGGAATGAGTAAAGTACTGCGAATGAAGAGTAAAGTGCTACTCCTTCTGCGAATGCACTAAATATAGCAAGAGACCTTGCTACTTCTGTTCTTGCTTTTGGATTTGTTTTTAAATCCTCAAAAGTATAATCTGATGATACTTCTGCTAATGTCTCGAATCTTTCTGCTGTTGCAGGTTCGTGTAGAAATGCTTCAAAGTCTTCTAAACCTAATGATTCGTTTAGATATGAATATGCTGTTGCGTGAATGGTCTCTTGTGAACCAAACATCATTGCCATCTGTTTTATCTCATGTTTTGGAAACCAATTGGTTACCATAGTTGTCCAATAATCCGATACTGCACATTCAGTTTGAGCAAAACCAAGCAATATATTACCAACCAAGTGTTTTTCCTCAACTGACAAATTTTCATTCCAATCTTTGATATCACCCTGCATAGGGATTTCTGTATGTAACCAAAATGCTTGTGCTTGTTTTAACCAACCTTCTGTATAGTATTGGGGATATTCAAATGGTTTAAACGGTATACGATTGTCAAATAATCCCATAATTACTTAAATAAATTTTATAGTTATACAAATGTTTTAGTCGGTGATAATATATATGATTTAAAAATCAATATCACCCGACATTTCCTTATATTTTTGCGCTAATTCTTTTCTTACTAAACTCTCCCCCTGTTTCATTTGACTTGTAGTCTTTCTACCATCAATGGAATCATCGTTGTAAATGTGAATTTGACCCGTAGAAAAATTAGCTTTTGACGGAAACGTCATACCATCGGGACCAAATCTATTTTTGATAACATGCCACCTACCCGTACCTGCGAGTTTGTCTTCTATTTTACGAGATAATGATACAACAAAGTCCGCTGTCATCATTTTTGAAAACGAACCTGCTATCTTAGTACCTGTAATTATGTCATCTTCTGCACCACTTCTGTTAATTTGTGATGCTGTATAAACAGGTACTTCATATTCACCTGCCATACCACGAAGGTCTTCAATAATTTCTTCTAACTCTTCGTGTCTTTTTTCTTTAGTAGGACCTCTCAATAAATCTGCATAATCAACTATTACTACATCAGGTTTTTTACCTTGTAGTATCATCTTGTCCATATGTGCTTTTAGTGATGTTACACTGGCGGTTTTGGTTGGATAGTGTTTTACGACTAAATCACCTGATACAGACCTAACTGCTTTGGTTACGTCTTCCATATTGTACTTCAGATTCGCTACTGCAACTCCACTCAATACAGCATCATATCTCTGACCCACATAACCTTCATTTAATTCAAGGGTGTAATGTGCAACTACTTTACCCTTTTTCATCGCGTTAACTCCAATGTTTACTAACGACCACGACTTACCAATACCTGGCGGTGCTGCGAATAAAATTAATTCACCCTTCCCGAAACCACCTTGTGTAATCTCATCAATAACTTGCCACCCTGTTGAAACAACGTTTCTAACAGTGTCTTCATACCTTTCTGTTATCATAGATTTATATTCATGACCAATATCAGAATCTTGACCAGCTTTCATCGCTGTATCAATATTCTTTTTAATCATATCATATTTACCACTTTCTAATAAAGGTACTGAATCTAATATTGCGTTCTTGATAGATTGATTTTTACAAAAGTCAAGAACTTCTTGTTTTACGAATTCTAAGTCATCACTTTCCAAGTGATTCCACGCAAACTTTAGTGTATCAATAACAGAAGTTTTTAATACATCTCGTTCTATTGAGTTAATTTTAACTTTAAGAACATCCAAAGTTGGCATTTTCTCAAACTCATTCATATATTTTAGAATGGTTCTAACTAACCATTCAGCTGCTTCAGAGTCAAAATACTCAGGTCTGATAATATCATATATTTGTCTTGTAAAAGACCTATCTGATAGTATAGATGATATTACTTTATTCTGAAATGTTGTACTAAACCTTGACCCTAATTTTTCCATAAACTATAATATACAAAATTATTTTTTAATATCAAAATGATTTCTTAGATTATTTTCCAAAGAGGTGAAAGAATTTCTTAACCAAGAATCTACATTCGCAAATGCTGTATATAATTTATCATACATAAACATTTTTTTAAATTCTATCATATCCATTCTATTACCTTGGGAATCCATAATTTCTCTAATGTTTGATTTTATAGAGGATGATATTTCAGGGTCTTTTAATTGCATTAACTTATGATTTAACTTTATAGTATCAACATTTTCATTTAGTTTTTTTGACAACTTATCTTCACACTCTGTAGAACATTTCTCAAGGAATGTGTCTAAAGAAAGTTCACTTTGACCTAAAAATGTCATTTTATTCTGAATAGTCTTAAGTCCAACACCATTTACACCACCTATGTTATCTGATTTATCACCCATCAAACATCTGTAGAATATTAGGTTTTGGGGAGTAACACCGTACTCTTCTTTTACCATTTCAGGAGTATAAAGTTTTTTCTTAGTTAATGCGTATACAGAAACTCTGTCATTTACTAACTGTAAAAAATCTTTGTCTGAGGAACAAATTGTAACTTCTTTTTCAAAGTAATGATTTGTAAGATATGCTATTATATCATCTGCCTCAACATAATCTATATATGTTAATGATAGAGGTAATATTTGTAAATATTCTATCAGTCTACCAAACTGTTTTCTCATCGACACTTCTTGGTCTTCTAAGTCTTCGTATCCTGCTAATCTATTTAGTTTAGTTAAACCTTTTCTACCCTGTTTATATCCTTTGTGTATTTGTTTTCTTCTATTAGAACCACCCTTACCGTCAAATACAACGATAACACGAGTGGGTTTTAATGTACGGATTATTGAGGCGGTGGACAAGAGAAACCCCGTCACACCACCACAATGTTCACCGTCATCATTGAGTGCAGGAACTGCTCCAAAACATCTAATGAACTGATTAAGTCCATCGAGTATTAAAACTCTGTCGTTTAAAGATTCATCTTTTACTTCGTTATGTTCTATACTTACTTGTTTAAGGAGTTCCTTATATCTGTTATTCATCAAAACTTGTTACTTCAACATTATCAATATTTGCTTCTGCACTCGATTCTTTGTAAGCCATAATATATGAATTACAAATTTCATTGTAGATACTATCTTTCAACTCAGGTCTACTATCTAATAAGTCATCCCAAGTTTTTGCTTGGAACTTTAGTTCCTCACCTGTTTCTTTATCTACATAGGTATACCAAGCTCCACTCTGAGATACTAACTTATATGTTTTCATCATTTGTAACCATGAACCATAATTGTCAATACCACTATCAAAGTAGATATCAAAATCAACTGAACGTAATGGTGGACCCATTCTGTTCTTTATCACTTGTGCTCTTGTTTTGATACCAACTACTTGGTCTACTCCACCTATTTTAGATTTAAGTTGTCCCATTGATTTTAACCTAATTCTACAAGAAGAGTGGAATGCGATTGCTTTACCACCACTTGTAGTCCAAGGGTCACCAAAAGAGACACCTAATCTTGTTCTTAGTTGGTTTGTAAAAATTAAAGAAATTCTCTCTCTACCAATCAAGTTGGTTACTTTTCTCATTGCTTTCGATATAATGATTGCTTTTTGAGTTGCGTAACCTGCTTGGTCGTAGTCTGCTGAGATTTCTACTTTAGTTGATGCCCCTGCGACTGAATCTACAACTATCGTAACTAATTTCTTTTTATCTGATGACCTCACTGACTCTATAATAGAATCAATGGCTTCAAAAATATCTTCAACTGTTTCAAGAGGGACGTATAACATCGTTTTAATATCAACACCAATCGCTTCTAAAAACTCCATATTACATGCGTTCTCAGTATCTATATAAACACCAAGACCACCTTGTTTTTGAGTATCTGCTATTGCATGTGCTGCTAATAAAGATTTACCACTTCCTTCTAATCCTGTAATTTCAGTAATTCTACCAACAGGTAATCCACCATTTGGTCTGTTTGAAATCGCAAGGTCTAACATCGGAGAACCTGAGGACACCCACCCGTCAAGGTCAGTGGGTGTCTGTTCATCCCCATCTAAAAAGTATGCAACTTTGTGGTTGGATTTAAACTTTTTGTTCAGGTTGTCAGCCAAGATTGAAGATAGTTCATCACGAACATTCTTTTTCTTTGCCATATTTAGTCGTTAAATAAGTCGTCAAATGCCTCTTTCACATTACTCGCAGGAGAGGTAGCTTCAGTTTTCTCAGTAACTTCTACTTTAGGTTCTTGTTTCTTGTCAGTAACTTCACCTGTTTCTAACCACTCTTTTAACATTCCTTCCATTTCTTCATAAGAAACTTTTTTAAATAATGAAGGAAGTTCAATTTGGTCTTTAGAAGTTTCTAATACATTCTTATCTTCTGAGATAGGAGTTGTATTAGGTTTTACTCTGATGTAAGTTTCAGGATAAGTTTTTCCTAACTCTGCAGCTGTTTTGAATTCAACAGTGATATCTCTACCATTTACAGGGTCAGTCAAATCACCATAATCAGGGTCAGCGAAGAATCCAAGAAGTTCTTGATATACATTCTTACCGAATCCCCAAAACTTAACACCTTCTGATTCCTCACCTCTTACTAAGATAGGAACATAAGTTCTCATCTTTGGAGTAAGTTTTCTTGAAAGTTGATAGTCGTCTCTATTCCCTGTTGACCTTAGTTTTTCTGCAAACTCTAATAAAGGGTCTGCTTCACCATGTGAACTTGGACTGATAACATTCTTACCACCAAATCCAAAATGGAAATAAAGTTCAATGAACGGGTTAGAGGGATTGTGAACGTAAGGGAGAATCCTTACTTGTTGTTTACCTGGCTGTGGTTTCCACAGATTATCGGTTTTTGTAACTTTTGTTTGAAGCGAGTTCAAACGGTTTCTAATTGCATCTAAATCAATTGCCATAATTTTACCTTTTTTAATTATTATTTATTTATGTTAGTCACTAATATACAACATTTGTTTGACAAATCCAAATGTTTTTTCATTTTTTTTTAATCTTTCAATTCCACTTATATAAATATCAAAATATAATTGGAAAACATAGATTATTTGAGATATTTTAATCTCGGTTTTACTGTCCACCAACTACTGTCTATGAACCTCGTAATATTTTCTTCACCCCACATTTCATCTACTGCTTTTTTGACTCCGTCATGACCACCCATATTAATATCATAGTCATTTCCCGCCATAATTCCGTGGTGTTTTAGTTTACGACTATAAAGTCTTATGTCAGTTTTTACGTCTTCGTATTTATGAGACCCATCAATGTATATAAAGTCAAAGTCATTATCCATAAATTGTTGATATACATCTGCACTGTATCCCCTAACTACATTAATTTTATTTATACCTCTATCGTTTTTATGGTCTGTCCATTCAGCAAGGTTTTGACCACACCTGTAAAGTACACTGTCCCAAGTTTCATTAAATTTTTCATTTGCTTCTTCACGACCTGCCCACGGGTCTATAATTGTTAATTCATCAAAAATTCCCGATGACATCATCATTTTTGCCGCCTCACCCATATAAGAACCCACTTCTAATGCTTTTCTATATCTTGGATGTTTTTTTTGGAAAGGGTGAGATAGTGGTCCACCACCTTTTTGATAGAAGTCTTGTATATTAAAGTGTTTGTGAGTTTTTTCTAATAAATGAACCATACCAAACCAATGGTTGTTATATTTAATACCTTGCCACTCTTGGGGTGGATTAAATCTTAAACTCCATCTATTTGGATTTATATCTTTTGGGTCTATGAAGTCTCTACCCCGACCACCAACAGGACGGTAATTAAATCCCTGAATAGGGGTCATTTCCTTAATAGTATAGACGTGTTTCCACTCTATATCATCGAGATTTTCCTCTTTTTGCATAACTTGTTAGTTTACGTTTACTATTCTAAACAAACTTGTTTTTAATACTTTATATCCATCACCTTCTGTCAGAATCATTGAGTTTTTGTAATCTTCCCAATTTACGATATAACTTTTATCAACGATACCACCATTTAAGTCTGCAATCAAACTATTTAATGCGTTTATCGTATACAATGTGTTTGATTCCTTTTTACGATGTGTTAATATCGTATTAGGTAAAAACTTATTGTTTGGACTTGGTATAATATTGTAACTCACAACTAATTCTTTTGATGGACTTAATTTCAATATAAATATTTTTCTACTATATAGTTCAAATGAACCATTAACGGATTCAAGAATGTTCTCAAACTCGGATTCATTGGTAAATGTACATAACAATTGTGTTCTCACTCATTCTCTCCGATTTTACTCATCACCATAGACATCACGTTGTGCTTTTTCAAGTCTTTTTGCAAATGATTTTGATTTAATATCATTTCAAACTTAAATTGACCACCATATCCTCTACCATCTTCTCTAACTTTGATGTCAGCTACAGGAAATATTTCACCCGATGCTTCAATTTTATATCCAACATATGGTAATGACATTTTAGGTTCACCATTTTTATCAAATGCAGGTTTACCATTTTTATCTGTTAACTGTTTTGGTGGTTCTGCAACTAAGTTTTCTTTTAACTTTTCATAATCACTCGTTCCAAATATTTTTTCCATTGTTTTCTTATCCAATGAATTTGGTCCGATAGCCATTGTTTCTTCACCATCTGATACTGCTTTTAGTGGAAACTCTTTTCTAATATCATTCAACATCCCTTCTTTCATTTTTGGGTTGTCTACAATTGCTTTTACTGATTTTTTACAGAATTCAACATGATTCTTATCATCGTTATCTTTTATTTCTTGAGCACTACTATTACCATTCTTTGCCATCTCTTTAATAGATGTAAATAATACATTTTGTTTATCTCTTGAAT